CAGGGACACATGCTTAACTTCATGTCCGTTTTGAGCCAGTAAATAACCGTAAACCTGAACCTGCATTCGCTGCTGCATCTTGGGAAAGTAGCGAAGCGATGTTTTCTTAGTGGTTTTCCAGTCCACAACGATCCCCAGGTCCTTAATAAATAGATCAACATGGCCCTTTAGGTTCCCAAAAGTTACCTCTTGTTCGATGATGAAGTTATCGCCAAAAGGGTCCTCGCGCTTGATCGCCTCGGCAATACCAGCGTGAATAAAAGTTCCCAGGATCGAAGCCAGCGGCTCGGTGTCCGTGTTGATCTTGGGGCTTTCTTTTAGGATGTGATAAACCTGACGGCGGCAACCACCGATGGCTGACGGCCCAACTTCTACTTGTTGCGATCGGTCACGCTGAGAGTCAAAGGCCACCAGCGATTTAATAAGCATTCCTTGTAGGTCAATTGTCATCGTCTTCCTCTTCCACTTGTTTCATAAACTCTTCGAATGCCGCAAGAACATCTTGGGGCGTTTTGTATGTGTTGCTGTTTTCAGCAATGCGTTCAGCCATTTTCCAGTCGTTAGGATCAATCGCCATTAACTTAGATCCATACTGCTTCGGACTGAAGCACTCATGGATCGGGCAATTTCTACCTGGGTTTTCAACCGCTGCACATTTGCTCGGGCTGCTTTGACCTGGGCTTCCACGGTGGCGATCATAAAGTGCTGCTCGGCGTTTTCTATAATCGCCATGTCCTCGCGCTCGCCAACCGTGTAATTCTTTCCAGTTGGCGATGATTTACTAGCCCAAGAAATGCGACTGCGAGCCATAGCCACTTCGTACTCAGCGGTCTGTTGATGGAAGGCTTGCTCGGCTTGCACCAGGCTTTCATGGCCTTCATCTACTTCCTTTGATAAAGCGTAGAGCCGCGCTTCAATTTGCTGGGGAGTCACCACTTGGTTCATCAACCGCCTCCTCATCTTGTACAGGTTCTTGCACCAGTTTTAATCCAGCGGTCTTTTGCCGCTCTTCCATTTCGATCACTTTCTTGGCATCGCTTGTTAAATTAAACGGATCGGGAACCAACTGGAAGCCAGCCTTATCCATAGCCTCTGCCAAAGTTTCAGCAAATATCCCGTCTAACTCAGCGGCCACGGCCCTGATCCCCAACTTATTCATGTGGACCGATACCACAAACCCAGCGCTCGGCTGAAACTTCTTAGTTTTGTCACTCATAACATCATTCCTTCCTCGACCGCTCGCCAAACGATGCAGTCATTGTTGTGTTGGTTTTTACGCGTTGTGCCTGTGTCTAATATAAATCCGTCTTTAACTAGGCTGATCCGAGTCGGGCGCACCGTATTGCCTTCAATGCTTAAAGTTCTCTCGATCTCCTGGTCGGTGGCCCCACGCAAGCCCTGCCCAAGAATGTATTCATAAACCTTTCGGCGTAATGAACCAGTCCTGGGTAGGACCTTTTGCGCGGCCGCAATTGAGGTGCGTTGTGCGTTGCGAGCAATAACGACCTTGTTTTCCATTAAGCGCTCAACTCCGCAACTCGTGCGTTGATGACATCCTTCAGGGTTGTGCCGTTGATCGGCGCATCAATGATCTCTGCGCTGCCAGTCCATAACTCGCGCAACTTATCTTTGTCGCTCATCGCCGCAACCGTCTGAATGGCTGCTTCGGCAAGTTTCAATTGATCATCGGTCCAGGAGAGTTTCTTGACTGATGTTTTGCGTGGCTCGGCTTTGTAGCGTTCGACCTTTTGCATCTCTTCCTGCGATGGGCGCTTTCCAACTGGTGCGCCAAGGCAAAGGACTGAGTTACTTAAACAGCGCCCAATTGAACTTGTCTCGCAGTTCTCGAGGGCTGAGGTTTTATTAACAAAGCCAGCGCCAACAATCTCCTCAGCAAAACCTGTGGAGTGTGGCGTTGGGTCTTTTGGATCAAGGTACAAGAATGTCTTACAAATAAAACGCCGTTCATCCTGATGAACCAGGTCTGTAAGCAATCGAGCGTTTGGGTACTTTTCATAAAGTCGGCGTAAACGCGACTCGACCGTTTCGTAATCCTCGAGGCTGTATTTCTCTGCCATGGGGCCTTCCTTTCAGTTTGGGGGCTTTCGCCCTGGTGGGGATACCTTGCCATAAAGATTACGGAATTGGAAGGACCCTCAGATCGGGCGCGCCGCATTCATTACAGGCGTGATTACAGGCATAATTTGGCCAAGGAGGTCCCCCAATGGCTTATTCACAAATCTCGATCCGACTCGGTGGCCTTGCCGTGGAGTTGGGAACTGACGCTCAATATCCTGACATGGTTTCTGATTTAACAAACCGTTGTCTTTCTACATTTAAAGAAGCGATGGATAAAGCAAAAGAAAACGGCGTAGACATCGCCGACATGCGGTTGATCACGAGCGATTATGGCGATGATTACGAGGATGATTAATTCTTTAATCTAGCCAAACTTTGTAAGCGGCAGTCACGCGACCCTTTACTGGATCAATAAAGTGAAGGCGTTGCGATGGAGTTGCGCTGGCTGCAAGCATCACACCTGCATAACGATTGTCGGACTCTGTTGAGCCTGTTTGATAAACCGCTCCGAGTCCGTTGGCCATCGACCATTCCGCGTGCGTGTGATAGTGGCCAATATAAACATCTCTGAACTCCCAAGGGTAAGAACCCGAGCGCCATTTGTTTGCGTGCTGAACAATTGCGCCAGGGGAAGCAAAACCATTGCGGCCAACCTCATCTCCGTGGATCAAAAGCGCTCGATAGTTGCCGATCTCGATGCGCTGAATATCCTCGGGGCAGTCTTGCCAAACCAAACGCTTCTCACCTTGAAGTAACTGGTGCGCCAATTCATAACACATACGGTCAAAGTTATCCGAGCGTGGAACATTGTCGCGCTTTGATCCGATGCGACCGTGATTTCCCCACTCGGGAACAACCGTGACCTTTTCATAATTGGCCAAGGCAAAGCGAACAACATCAACACAAAGGCGTGAAACATTTACATATTGCTCGAACAAGGTGCTGTCGATCTCGAAAGCCTGGCTTGGAAAGTTAAACAAGCCTTCAACCATGTCGCCGCCAAAGGCAATAGTTACTTCTTTTACAGGATGATCAGCGCGTTGAATGTCTGTAATTCTTACTGCTTTCTCCGCAAATTCCATCACGCGTTTGCGCATTACTTGAGAGTTGTAACTAGCGGTGCGTTTAGCACCCTGCCAATCTGTCATGTGCCAAAGGGCAACTTCACCCCTGGCTTTACGCTTATCAATTGTGATTGTTGGAACTGGTGTTATCTTTCCAAAGGTAAGCATCGCATCATAGGCCGCTTGTCGAGTGGCAAATACCAGGTCCTCATTGCGTTCTTTGGATTGTTTCAGTTGTTTCTGCAAGCGAAGCATCGCCTGGCGCAGTTCTTTTACATCGTTGGACTCAACGCCCTCGGGCATCTCATCAAATTGATCTTTAAGACTCATCGAGAGCGATCCGTTTCCCTAGTTCTGAATAGCCCGCTTTGTCGTTCCAAGAGTCCTCGTGAGTTGGGTTGATTGCGCAACGGATGGTTTTCAGAAAGTCCATCATCAGGGCCACTTGATACGCAGGAATATCCTCAAGGTTTAAGATCGCGCCCCACCCTCGGCCAATAGCCGTGAAGTTATCAACAGCCTCGCCATACATTCTGCCGCGTTCTTTTAATAACGCATCTATTCCTTCGGACATCTGCAAGTGCCGTTTCTATGAAGTCGGATCGTATCCGAACTGCACTTATGCCCATCTGCTCGCAACGCTTGAACTACTAAGTTTGCAGGATAGTTCTTTGCCCAAGCATCGTCTAGAGCCTTCTGATCCTCTTTACTCAGATTGTTATACATTTCTTGATACGCGCAATACTCTGATCCCCGCCGAGCCACCGATCGCTTTGCCAGGATTTCTATAAATTTGTCATTAAGCATCATGCCTCCTCGAGCCTAAAGGGTACCTTAACAGTTATGAAAGAGAAAGCACCCGACCTCGGGAGAGAGTCGGGTGCAATTCTCTGTTCGTTATTTAGTTTTCTTTGCAGACTTCTTTGCGAGCGCTTTGATTTGCGCATCTGCTGCATCAGCGATGAAACCAAATGAGGGGTCTTTTGGATTGATTGCGCGGATTGCAGGTCCAGCAATAGCGGCCAAGCCCGCAATAAGGATGGCTTTCAGATCGGTTTCTCCTGCGGAATATACGGCGATTGCCGCAACCACAAATGATCGTGCGTATGACTCAAGTGCTGCTTTTAACTTTGCGTTCATTTTGTCTCCTTGAACTTTGGTTTACCGAAGCCCACAATTGCTACAGGCTGGGATTTGACTAGTTTGCTTCCGTTCTTTTTCTTATAAGCGCGAACCTTTAAGCAGCATTCGCCGCCATTTCTTTGGTTGCCTTTCTTGTCTGCGGCAGTATTGCCCTCAACACAAGTGATCGTTCCGTTGCCGTTGTCTTTTACAACAATGCCCACATGAGAAATGCGGTCAATTCCATCTCCTGGAAAGTCAAAGAAAACAATATCGCCTGGTAGCGGAGTTGCTTCCTCGGCCGCTTGCCATTGACCTTTATCCAAGAAGGCTTTGGCCCCTGCTTGCGTAGACACGCAGTTTGGGATCTTTAACGCCACTTGGTTTGCGCACCACATTACAAACGATCCGCACCAGGGTAGAAAGTTAGCCTTTGTAAATGCGCCGTACTTAGTTTCGTTGTCTTTTGGTCCTTCGATGGTTCCCACTTCTTTAAGTGCAACCGCTACTAACTCATCGCGTTGGCTCATCGATTTCACCCTCCTTCGGTTTAGGTTTAGATTTTAACCCATTGGCGCTCAATATGCCTGAAAGCGTGCCTGTTAGAAACACACAAAGTGTCGAGACGAGATCGATGAAAGCGGCATCGTTTGGGGCTTGAGCCATAGGTTGAGTCACAAATACCAGCGCGTAGAGCATGGCAAAGACTGAACCCGCAAATACCAAGGCAAGCAAAATACCAATAGTTACTATTAAGCGAGCGTGCAGTTCCTCGGGTGTGAGTCGTTTTCTAGCCATTGATTTCCACATTCGGTAGTAGGTCCTTTGTGCATTGGCCGACTGCTTCGCATTGCGGTGGGTTGCATTCGGCTTTCTCCCAATTAGCAAATTCCTGGCAAGGGTAGCGCGTATAGCCTTGATAACCACAGCCGCTAAGACTAAGCGCGATTAACCAGCAAGCGATAAATCTCGTCAACGCGGTTCTCCAGCCGTTTAATTGTGTCACCCTGTCTGTTTTGCTCATCTCGAAGGCTTGCGCCTCCATTTGGTTTAAGTTCGGATAAATAGTGTTTTACTAAGAAGCGAACCGCAACGGCCAACGATCCCAAAAGAGTGCAGACGGCCACTCCGATGCCAAGCCATTCATTAGGTGTCATGGTTTAAATTGTAACAATTATAAGGCGGTTTGGGTTAACTTGTACCAAGCGGACCCATCCCAATAAACAAGACGATCAGAATTAGTGTCGTAGAAAATGTCGCCCACACGAGGGTTGGAAGGATAACCTGCGGCAAAGTTAAAATTAGGAGCGGTGAAACGGTTAGCATTTTCCAACTTAGTGATTCTATTACTTAAGTCATTAAATAGTGACTGCATGCTTGGCGGTTGATTTATGTAAGCCATTAAACAATCTCCGCTTCTGTTCCTGTTGTTAAGGATAGGGTAACCCGCTCGGGGCCATTTTCGCCAGGTTCTACGCTTGATCCAACTATGCGGTAGATGGCATCGAGTCCGTTGGGAAAGCGATCATCTGTAATCATGATGCGAGCATCATCGCCGACTTCATAAGTTCCGTACACAGGATCAACGAACGCTGGAACTACAACTTTCATGGTGATTGGCGGCGTTACCAATGCATTCACCGCGCCCATGGCTAGATTGGCCAAAACGGTCTCATCGGTTACATCTGTGTAATTAACCTGGTCCTCGAGAACGGCCCAACCCTCGGTGAGAATAGTTGGATGTGAAGCGGTGGAGATCAATTTGCCCTCGTTAGAACCCGCTCCAATTGCGTAGATTGTGTTAGCCGTAGTTGATCCATCCTCGGGGTATTCGTACTCAACAATGTTGCCAGCAGGGAATTCAAACACGGGACAAGCAGGGTCGCCAGCGGTGTAAACAAGACCGCTTCGGGGATAGTAAGTGTTGAAATCCTTCCTGGGAAGGTCCGTGATCGCATCGTAAGAAATGTCAATGTGGAAATCAAAACCATCAGATTGCCGCGAAAGGTCCTGGATTGCCTGGAACACATTCTTTAATTCATAACTGTAGTAAACACGATCAACCAAAATGCCTGAGGTTGTTTCGCCCTCGGAGTTATAACCCACGCCAATATCGCCGTAAGGAACAGCCTGGGCATCCTCAATAAGAGTTTTTGCCACAACCAACTGGTCGACTGCGTTGAAATCAACCGTCTGAGTTATACGGCGGCGTTCAAAATAGGAGATCCATTCGCGTGCTTGAATAGATAATGACTGGTCTTGACTGTTGTATTGACGGCCCCAAATAACGCCACCCCAAACAAGGATGCCATCGCGGTCAACATAGAGGCCGCACTTGCCTGGGATTGTTGAAGCATCAACATTAAACTGGTCTGTGTTTACACCCGACAGCATAAGGTGGCCGCTGAAAGTTCCTGGCTGATTAAGTTGTTGCGTGAAAGCAACCCCTGTGAGGGGAAGTTCAGCGATGATTGTATTTGTAAGAAGGTCTACAAATAAATAACGATAGGTGGTAGCCATACCGTTACGCCTCTGTTATAACTTCAACCCAGGTAAGTGTCTCTTCGTTCCAATCATAACTTTTGCCGTCAGTTGGATAGGCAACTGGCGCTTCCCACACACAAGTGTCTTCATTCAAAATCCAAGAAGGTAAGGGTGGTTGTGGTGCATAAAAAGCATCACGAATTGAATCATAAATATACCCAATAGCAGCATAGTTTTTACGA